CTCAGGTCCTCTACATATGCCTCACAGTGTTCATCACCGCCCAGATCAAAGAGTTCATCCCAATTCATATTGTGTGGATTAAAGTCATCCATCACATCTAATTCAAGGGTGATGCGATACTTTTGTTTCTGTGCCTGGTGATAAACAACTGACATGATTCCCCCTGTGAGTGTTACTGAGTCATTATAGAATGTCTGAGAGTTATTGTCAATATTCCACAGTATATTTATGAGGAAAACTGATATTTTTGTATTGTCAATCCCTGGCAAAACTTATCAGCGGGGTCTTGACATTTTTCGGAGTCGTGTGATAGAATGCTCGCTAAGATCACTACTCTCAGACACATTAAAATCACACATAATACACCCCACAGATACTCTGAAGACACCCCAGATATACCACTAAGTAACTCTAATATAAAAAAGCAAAGTATATTTATTAAACCTTTTTTAATTGATTTTTTAACACTTACTGTATAAGACGATACAAAAAAGGGGCACTTATTAGGTGCCCCTCAGTATCACTTACTGTACCTAGATCATCAGGCAAAAATGTAACCAGATTCAAAATCGCGGGTCACATTGTTGTCACGAATGTACCACTGAAAATCGCTTTGAAATACACCATCAGTGGCAGCATTACAGAAGCGGTCGATGAGTGCATTGAGACGTGATTTAGTGGTGTTAGATTGCCAACCCCCGTCAAAGATTTGAAGGAAGTCATCACCAATCTCAGCAATCTTGTTACCATGAAGACGAACAACGGAGACGCCATTTTCTTCATTGTAGTGAACAGAAGTGTTAGCAGATTGCCACGTTTTGTTGTTAGCAACTGCTTCGTTCATTTGCTGTTCGATCTTACGCATTTTTTGTTTGAGTTAGTGAAGTGAATTGCGGAGCGTGATTGCCCTCACGCTATTGGAACAGTTTAGGCGGTACCCCTTTTAGATACCGTTCAGAAAATCATGAAGGGCTTCATTATACTCTTCTTGAGTTTGATATACTCTTCCATGAATGTTCATAGGAAAAGTTTTATCAACACCGGCAACTGCTACGGTTTCACAGTCGGCACGATCATAACCCATTTCAACTAGATTTTCGACGTAAGGATTTGTCATCATTTGTTTTCAGTAAGACGGAAGATTGTAGAGATTTTGTCAACAATACGGTTGTAAACTATTTCCTCATAAGTATCATCGCCATCGAAATGATCTTGATACTCAGAGAGAGCACGATCAATAATAATCCACTCATCATCTGTAAACAAACCTTTGTAGATTGTTGCGGACATTTGTTGATCAGTCATTTTGTTTGTGGTTGATTTCTTCTTATACTACAGGGACACTTTACCCGGTACCCCTTTTTTATACCGGCGCTCCGACCCTCGGAAACGCTCGGAATAATTCAGAAAGTTACGATGACTCTTGAAGATTGTCGGAATAGGTAACATTAGAGATAGAACAATCATTGATAAGTTCT